TATTCATGAGGTCAAACTGCTCATCCTCTTTCTTTATCCTGGCTTCATTAGCTTTCACCTCTATGTCATACAATCTTTGAGCCTCTTTTTCTGCCTCTTTAATCCTTGCATCACTATTGCTCTTGTGAGTAGATGTCTTTTTTTGCTGTGACTTGTTACTTATCTCATTAGCTTCCTCTAATTTTATTGCAGTCTCAAGGGCTTTCTTTGCCTCCTCACCATACATGTTAGACTCTTTCTTAAGGCTCTTCTCTTTCTCCTTAACTCGTTTCTTTTGTTTCTGAGCTAAGGTCTCTTCACTGCCTCCCACTAAATCATTGGTAGCAGTAATGATACCACCAATAAGAGGGATGGAATTAACTAAGGTGCTATTCTTTTTAATGGCATCACGAGTCTTATCAATGGCGGTAGTTTGGTCCTTAGTCTTTGCTATGATTGCCGCTGCATCTGCCTCTGCTGCTTTCTTAGCAAATACCTCAGCTCTTGCCCTTGCCATGGTAGCCTCAATGTATGCCTCAGTTTTGGCCACGTATAGCTTCTCAGCCTCAGCCAATGTAGTAGCTGCACCAAAGGTATCTCCTAGCTTCTCATTGTAGGTAGCAAGTGCCTCCTCTTTAGATATTACTCCCTCTTTAGCTAGGTCAAATGCAGTGCCTACCTCATTCACTGTAGTGATCACCCCTACTGCTGAGTCCTCCATCTTTTTGTTAGCCTCAGTATTGGCCTCTTGCATTCTTGTGAACTCCTCAGTTTGACCTGATACAATACCTAGGCTCTCACCAAATTGCTTAATGATTTCAATGACTGCATCGAATGCTGTACCTATAGCCTCAATGATTGGGTCTAGGTAGCCTAGCTTCTGCATCAATACCACGACTATGGCCACAATTCCTGCAATGACTGCAGCAATTAAAAACATAGGGTTAGCCATCAAGGTCTTACCCAATGATGAAAAGCCATCACCTACACTTTTGAGTGTTGACTTAAAATCTTTAAATGACTTTTTTAAATCCTCAGGTTTTAACGAAGCTAATGTAGTTGCAAAGATGGCAGCTTTCTGTGATGCACCCTCGAAGTCAAGGCTCATGAGGTCATTCTTAATAGCACCAAAGCTATTAGATACGGCCTCAAACTTTGACCCTGTAGCAAAGATAGCTACCTGCTCATTGGCATCTTTGATTTGGTCCTTAAGTTCCCCTGCCCTCTGAGCCAATTCAGTCATGGTATCAGCATCACCTGCATTAGCTATCTGACCTTGTAAGTCTCTTAGCTCTGCTTTGATGGCAGCAATGCCGCCGAGCTTTAATGGTATCTCTACTTCATTCATGTTATGGCTTGTAATATCTTATTTCTAATGTGTTCATTCCAAGGTAGTCATCTACAAATCCTACACCTATTTGTGAAGTGTTAATCAATATGCTGTTATTTGATGGGATGTAACCGGCACTGATAACGCAGTCATAGTATATGTTGTTAATCATTACCGTTAACTCAGTATCTAGGATAGTACCTATCTCCCAATTTTGTATTAATCCCTCATACGCTCCTACTGCGTTTCGCACCCATAAGATATCTCCAAAGCTACCCTCTTTCACATAGGCTATTGGGTCAGCTGTACCTGTTTGGTCAAGATTAGCTACGTACTTGTAGTATGATGGCTCTATAGGTATGCCGTTAAACCTACCCCTTACTACTAGGTTATCCGTACAGATACCATCATCCTCAACGCTATACCCCTCAGTGGCCACCATTACTCTGAGCCCTCCAGGTACCACGTTACCTCTGTTCACTACCTCACCAATCACTTGACCACCTGTAAGCACATTGCTATTCATGCTCTTGGTCTTGACAACAGTGCTGTTAGCTACCTGCTGTATGCCTGAGATGTTAGGCAGCCCAACACCTGGTGTACCGAATGGGCTAATGAACGGCATGAAGTTCACCTCACTATCTATACTGATTAGCTCTACCTGTGTGAGCTGATTGGCATTGGCATTGTAATCAATAACCCTGTTAATGTTCCACCAACTATTGTCAATCCTAATCTTATCATTGAGCCTCATAGCTTGGATGTCAGTGTCCTTGAGGTTGAACATGGCAGTCAACATCTTACCACTATTAATCTGCCCCATGGTACGCCTCCAATACCTGTTGTATAGGTTGTTATCTGTTAGGCTTGTAGGTTGGTAATAGTAGAACGCACATACCGAGAAGTTTAAATCCCAGGTAGGGTTAAGTGGGTTATCGAAGTGGCCTACATAGGGATAGCTAGTAACACTTTGCATACCTACAGTACCATAGTCATAGACGTGGAATGGGGAGCAGGAAGTTAAGCCTACATCTGCGGTGCTATCATACAGGATACGGATGTTAGTCTTAGGTGCCTGCCCTGATAGCATTGGTACAAATGCACCGAATGCACTCTTGATGATTGGCGTAGGGCCAAAGAGCACAGGCTTAGTAGTTACATCCTTAACATACTCATTGTCAAACACCACCTCTGCCTGCCCGTATATCTGATTGGTAGCTGTAGTGTACGTGGCATTAGGGCCATCCGTATCAGGGGTGTAGGTGAGTATTAGTTTCTTACTAGTTAGCTCAGGTAGGAACGACAATGATTGCTCCCTATCCTTGGCTAGCTTGTATGTCCAATCTACCTCTTGACCTGCATCGTAGTATGCATCCCTATGGATTAGGTTGAGCTGATTAGGTTGGTTCTTATCTACATCTACATACAGGTTGTACATGTTGAATATAGCCTTAACAAAATCGTTCTGCTTTATCTTCTGAGGCACATAGTCATTCACATCAATGATACCCGCACTCGCATAAATGTTATTGCTAGGGGTAATGCTAATGTTAATGCTAGTAACTACTACATGCATCCTGATTTGATTAGGAGCACATTGAGGCCCTGTAGCTGAGCCTGTTTTCCATGATGGGTTAAGAGCAGGTTGGTTAGGTAACTGAAAGCTATCCTTAATCACATCAAACTTTAAGAATGCTGTAGCACCCGATGGTACACTCGGAGCAGTCACAGGTATATTAGCCGTAACTGTTTGGCTTAAGATAGTAGTGGTACCCACAGGAATGGAGGTAGGGCTCTGCACTGCATAGGTGATAGCAGTACTACCATTCAATGGAGCAGGGTTAGTGTATAGATTAACAGCAGCTACTTGAGTAGTGTTTACATTAGCCAATAGCCTAGGTCTGTAGAACACAGGTGAGGCAAAGGTATTAGTACCTGAGTACAATGTACCGGTATGGGAGTTAACTAGCCTTAGCTCATAGGTCATAGTTACACTGTAGTCATACTGCTGCGAGTTGTTTGAACTTATGTTGAATGGTATGGTGTAGTTACCTAAGACAGGGTTAAAGATACCTTGTGGGTCCTCAATCTCCGTCCATGGCATGGTGGTCAAGTTAAATGTAGGGTTAGCTCCTACACTACCTGCAAAGCCTGTGGAGATAAATGTCTTAGGTCCTGCGCTAGCCTTGACCGTATAATCATTGTAATCAAAGTTATCGGTATCCCCATTGTATGGAATGACTAGCCTGTCAAACTTATCATCTACTAGGTCAGGCCAACTGTATGTAAATCCTGCATCCTGAAAGATACGATCGAAGTAAGTCTTAGCAAAGATGGCAGGCTTATACTCTTGAGTAACAGTGAACACACTACCACTACCTGGGAGGAAATACTTGAAGCCATTTACTACAGTGTTGGAAAACCTACTCACTACATTGAATGCATCATAGGCGTGGTTGAAGTCACTGAAGTCTATATCAGTTAGCTCCTTGTTATTTATGGCTGTAAAGAAATCTGCTTTACTTTCTTTAATCAATACCTCATACTCCACATGCTCCTCATATTGCTCAGTGAGCTGCACCTTTTTAACTGAGGTGAGCTGCATACTAGCGTTCTCCATAACGGGGATACCATCCTGAATAACTGAGCAGGTAGTTAATGCATTGATGTTAAAGGTACCGGCTACTATGTTAACATCGTAGTAGTGGTTAAGTAGGTCATTGTTATTCTTACTGCCTACCAATGTGATAGTCTTAGAAAAGCTACCTTTTCTTTGAGATATATCTCTGATATCCCCTACCTGAAAACTTAAGGGAAATGATGTGCCCTCCTTAACATCAAGGTAGCCTGTAGCTAATTGTATCCTAACCATTGACCATGTCGTTATTAGCTAGCTTAATAGTAATGCTCTGCTTAATTAGATTCTTATTCCGTTGCTTAAATTTCTCGTAGTTAGATGTCACTATGTTACAGCTTACATAGGCTGTGCTATCAGGTATATCGCAGTCCTCATCGTAGTTACTCACCTTGAAGTATGTATAGGGTGAGCTCACTAACTCAGTAAAGTATTGTGCCATGTCCTGAGTCATCCAATCTGTATTGAGGTCAATGGTTTCCTCCACTGTTACATAGCTGTTAACATAGCCTCTATCTATCAGGTCATAGGTCCACTCACTGCTAGCTATCTTACCCTGCACATCCATGTTGTACTGCTCACGAGTTACGTTGCCTTTCTCATAGGCTCGGCCTGTGAATGCAAAGCTGCCCCATGAGCCATAACGGTCAAGGAATATAATGCTGTACTCTTGGCTTTGTGTTCTGCGATCTATGTTCACTCGGTAGCTCTGTGTTACCTGTGAGCCATTGTGCTCATAGTAGTAATCATAGTATTGAGTAGTAGGCTTAATCAATGGCAGTGTACCCGAGACTACAGTCAAGGTGCCTGCGTTGTTAGGACCTACCGCGTTCCCTGTAATGTGGTCAGATGCTCCGACACTCTTTATCAATACGTCACCCCCATCATTGGTGAATACTATCCTGTGCGATCCTCCAGGTATAGAGCCATACACTGCGTTCATCCACAAATCTTGAGATAGCGTAGAGTAGAAGTTGGTAGCAGGGATGGAGGTAAGGAACTTGTCAGTGTTACTGCTCAAGTTATAGTTAGCCTGGTTCCATGATGGCCACTGAGTCCAAGGCAGTGCACCATTGAATACAAAGTTATTCAGGTCACTAATGATATTGTAGGTCACAGTCTTTCTCCCATCTGCATAGGTAATATCGACGTCCTTGTTAGGGTTAATGATTCCTGACCACAAGAAATTAATCACAATGTATGTAGGTGTAGCTACGAGCACAGTGTACAGGCCGTCAAGGGTAGGGTTGACTGTACCTATACCTGTTTGCGTTAACACTATCTGGTCACCCACTACAAATGTGTTAGCTCCATTCAGCTGTACTCTACCCACATAGGGAGCAGTGACATACTGACTCATAGTAGTGGTGAACGTGGTCGTGGTGAGGTACTCCTCACCTACCTTGACATCATACTTGTAGTGACTGTTAGGTGCGTTATATACTGTGGTGTTGGTAGGGAATAGGTCAAATGATACCTTGGCCTGTAGCAACTTGGTTAGGTCTATCTCTCCGTAGCCTGTAGAGTAAACAGGTAGCACTCTGTACTCAGCTATCTGATTGGCAGTGCCTGACTCGTATACCTCAAAGATATACTTGAAGCCTACAATGTTTTTGTTGGTGCTATCATAGATGTACTTGATAGGGTTGTATGCAGGTGTGAGCACTTGAGGTGCTGCCTTTAATGTCATTGCCATACCTATATTATTCTATCCTGGTGTTTTGTTTCTAGAATGCATAGTAGACATCATCAGAATAATACTGCTGCTTAATGTGAGTGGTCGCGTACCTGATTGCATCCATGGCATCATCGAATAGTTTGACCGGCTCATCTGTTATAAAGTCTCCTACTTTTTTCCACTTGTAGTTTTCATACTCTCGCTTGAGTGCCTTATCATCCTGGCATATAACGCCAAAGGTCTTGAGGTTGTCAATGCCTTTCTTAACTACCTTGTTAGCGTTTATCACATCATACCCTGCTATATTCATCTCCTGTATAATCTCAGGCCTTGAGTAGTCAGCTAGGATGCTAACAGTTTGCTCTATGCCTAGGCTTGCTAACCTTTCAATCAGCATGGTGGTAGTCAGGTAGCTCTCATAGATTACAGGCTCAACATAGATATCCTTATCACAGTAGTACACCCTCATGAGTGCAGTGGGGTGGTTGTACCCAAAGTCTAACCCGTATACAAACTTGACAAACTTAGCAGGCCTATGAGCTACAAAGGTCCACTGAGAATATATGTTACTCTTGCTGATTGCTTTCTCACCCAAGGCATAGATTTGATACAGTGCCTCATCCGTTCTCTTTAGGTCCTCGATTTGAGTCCTGATACTCTGAGGTAGGAATGGGTTATCCCTGTACGTTGATTTGATAAGTATGCTCTCCTCCTTTGGTAACTCATATAACCAGGATGCACTATCACTTGGATTGTAATCAAAGATTAGC